CATCGAGATCGCCGGTATCAAGATCTACAAGTCCATGAACATTCCGTTCCTGGGTAAGTACGGTACTGCTTACGGTGGTACCACTGGTGTGACCGCTCCTGGTAACACTGGTTCGTTCGTTGGTGAAGCTCTGGAGAATGCTTCGGATGCTTCTACTGGTATCAACAACGATTACGGTACTGCTGCTGAAGTGGGCGCTAAGTCCTGTGGTCTTATCTTCCAAAAGGAAGCCGCCGGTATGGTGGAAGCTATTGGTCCTCAAGTGCAAGTCACCAGCGGCGACGTGTCTGTCATCTATCAAGGTGATGTGATGCTGGGTCGTCTGGCTTGCGGTTGTGATTACCTGAACCCTGCTGCAGCTGTTGAGCTGTACGTGGGCGCTACTGCACCTGCTACCTTCTGATCTTAAGGGGGGGTCTCTTCGGAGGCTCCCTTTTTTTAACTTTTTATTGAGAATAATTCTCACTATCAACTATGCCTTTCCCTACTACTGGCTCCAACACTGAGCTACAAGCTGTTAATCAGATCCTGGCGTCAGTTGGTCAGGCTCCTGTTACTACGTTAGAAACTGAAGAAACTCTTGTAATTAATGAAGTCGATCGTTTTACTGGACGTATTGATGATGGCAGTGGTGTTGCAACACCTCCTGCTGGTGTTATCCTAACCACTACTACCGCTAACATCCCTGTTGGTACTTTTATTGGTGGTACTGGTGTTGCAAGTGGTACTGCCATTGCTACTCCAGGCGTCGAACAAGTGACAGATCCTGTGACTTATCAATACACTGTGAACATCTCACAGTTGGTTGGACAGCGATCTATGACTCAATCAATTGTTACAAGTAGAGTTGAAACACAAACCAACCCGGACGTTGCGATTGCACTCAACACCCTTCGAGAAGTGTCACGTGAAGTACAGGCAGAAGGTTGGACATTCAATAAAGAGTTTAATTTCCCACTTACCCCTAACTCTAATAACGAAGTACTGATTCCTAATAACGCATTGCAGGTTGATTTAAATCAAGATGCTGTCGCAAATATGAATCGGGATAGCGTTAATCGTGGTGGTAAATTGTATGATCGTACAGCACATTCATACAAATGGGAAGATGAAACAGTTTATGTAGATATTACTTGGTACTACGATTGGGGGAACATCCCTACTCCTATTCAGTCATTTATCGTAGCACGTGCTGCAGCTATTGTATCCAGTAGAATTATTGGTGACCCTAATCAATATCAAATGCTTCAACAAAAGGAAGCTTTTGCTAGGTCAATGGCAATTGAATATGAGTGCAATCAAGGTGACTATACTTTCTTTGGACACCCCCAAGGTGAGAACTACTACAGAAGCTATCAACCTTATCATACACTGTATCGCTAATGCCAGCTGTAACACAATTAACACCAAATTTTCTAGGTGGTGTCTCACGACAAAATGATGATAAAAAGCTAAACGGTCAAGTCACTGAGTGTATCAACGGTTATCCAGATCCTACATATGGTCTACTTAAAAGACCTGGGATGAGGTTTACTAATGTACTAAAGAAAGCTAATGGTACTAAGTTTACCAAGTCAGAGTTAGAAGATGCTACTTGGTTCTTCATCGAACGTGATAAAGATGGATCGTACATCGGTGCTATTAAAGGTACTAATGTCTATGTCTGGACAGCAGAAGATGGTACGTGGTGTACTGTAACTAATACAGGTACTAGTTATCTAACAGGTATCAGTCAAACTGATTACCATTTTCGTACTGTTCAAGATACCACAGTCATCACTAACAAAAATAAGGTTACAGCAATGCAAACTGCTGGTAGCTTTATATCAGACACGGTAGCAACAGTTGTCTTGACTACGTTGACTGCTGATTTTGATTATTCAGTAACTCTACAAGGTATTACATTTACTGTAACTCCACAAACAACCAGCACATATGACGACATGTTGGTGTTTGATGCATCTGATATCAACACTAATCACCACCTGGTTGATGCAGTTAGGGAAGGTATTCTTGCTCAACAAGCAGCTAGTAACCCTGACTTTGCAGGTGTTTGGTACCTTGAAGGTTACACAAACAGCTTAGTTATTAAACGTTCAACTGGTACTAATGCTGTTAAAACTGATTACTCAGCAGTAACTGGTACACCTACTACATTTACTGTAGATGCAAAAGGTGGTTTTAGTAATACAGCTTTGTACGTATTTCAAGATCAAGCAGAGAACATTACAAAACTTCCTACTGAATCTTTCCACAACCATAACGTAGAAATCCTTAACAGTGCTGCTGAAGAGGATAATTACTACGTTAAATTTGTAGCGTTTGATGGTATCAAAGGGCGTGGTTATTGGACAGAAACAATAGCACGTGATGCATCTCCAGGACTTGATGCTTCTACGATGCCTCACCAGTTGAAAAGAACTGGAGCAACTTCATTTGAGTTTAAACCACTTGAATGGAAACCAAGGGCTACAGGTGATGACGTAACAAGTCCTATCCCTTCTTTTATTGGTTACCCAATTACTTGTACATTTTACTACGGTAATAGGTTTGGTGTCCTATCTGAAGATAACATCTTCCTTGGTGTAGCCAACGATTCATTTAATTTCTTTGTTAAATCAGCGCTCACCCAAGTAGCTTCAGATCCAGTAGATTTGAACGTATCTAGTGTTAGACCTGTTACATTGTTTGAGGTGCTACCATCTCCTCAAGGTTTGATGGTATTTAGTGAACGTCAACAGTTCCAAGTCTTTACTACTGATGGTAGTGTAATCACACCAACATCTGCTATTGTTAGGTCTATCTCTAATTATGAGATGGATCCAAACATTTCACCTATTGATGTCGGTACAACTGCTGCATTTGTTAGTAGTGTGACTGGTTACAGTAAACTATTTACACTTCAGCTAAGAGATGTTCAACAGAACCCAACTGTTGTAGACATCAGTAAAGTTGTCCTTGAATGGATTCCAGAGTCAGTTAGTGGTCTAACAGTTAGCCCACAAAACTCTGTGATCATGCTTGTAGATAGAGACACCAAATACCTGTACCTATTTAGGTACTATAACAACGGTGAACGAGATCTATTCCAAGCGTGGACTAAATGGGAGCTACCTGGTAATATCCAAGATGCTAAGATAATTAACGACTCTGTTGTTATTATCTCTCAACATGAAGATGAGTATACCATTGGTTCTATTACTCTTGATGAAATCCCATCAGGAGACGTTGTAGCAACTGAATCAGACACCATTGGTAATCCTTGTCTGGATATGTTTACAAAACCTTTTCCACCTGGACAGGTACTATCCCTTAATAACGCCACACTTGTCGGTGGATCAGGTTATACTACTGCACTTAATGTACCAGCTATATCTATTACAGGTGGTGGTGAAGGATTAACGTTTAACATAATTGCTGTTGGCGGAGCAGTAGTTGCTGTATCTATCGACAAACCTGGAAGCGGTTATGTAACTAATCAACTTTTACTTATCTCTGGTGGTGGTGGTAATGCTTATATTAGAACTAACGAAGTAGTAGTAGAATCAGTAGTGTACGATTCAGCAAATGATGTTACTAAGATCTACGTACCATTTAAAACTTTCCAACAAAGACCTGGTGTAATGCTACTAGCTAAACCTGAGGCAGACTTAGGTGATGAAGCAGCTCTTCTTGAGTCTGATGCTGGATATTGGGCAGAGGCTTTAGAGCGCACTGACTACGGTTCTAATACTAATTACTTTGAAGTAAAAGGTAACTTCCTACCTTATGCTGATGGTATCATTGTTGGTTATCCGTATGATTTTGATGTAACCCTTCCAAAGTTCTACTACAGAAGGGAGCAGAATACTACTGACTTTACTGCTACTCTTACTATTTCTAGGGTTAAGTTCTCTGTCGGAAGGACAGGTGCTGTTAGGTTTAAAGTAAAAGCTACTGGATCTAACGAATGGGCTGATGTACAGCACACAGCAGAAGCTGATTACTACTCAGCTGATAGTAATCCAGTTCAACCTGAACATCGTTTTACTGTACCTATCCATCAACGTAATACTAATTTTGAACTAAAAGTAACAAGTAATTTCCCATACCCTATGTCTTTAGTATCGATGACGTGGGAAGGTAACTATTCACCACGTTTCTATAGGAGGACTTAATTATGGCAGCAGCTATTTTTGCAGGTATTGGTGCAGCTACTGGTCTAGTTAGTGGTATCTTTGGTGCATCAGAAGCTAGCAGACAAAATGCAGAGGCTCAATCTCAATACGAGAAACAAGTCAAACAGCAAAAGAAGATTGCTAGAAAGACTAACAAGTACAACAAAAAGGCTTTTGAAGCTGATAAAGCAAATTACTTTGCTCAACGTGATTACCAGTTTGAAATTGCCACACAAAACTGGCAACGTCAAAGTGAAATTCAGGACTTCCAATATCTACAAGACCTACGGGCTTACCAACGTGATATTGGTATTCGTGACGCTCAACTTAACTTCAATGACCTATCTGCTAAACAAGCTTACTCTAATGAAAGCGCAGCTTTAGCTGGTTTGTTCACTCAACAGATGTTTGATCGGCAGGACCAAGTACTAGGTTTGCAGAAGGCACTTACTGAAAACGTTTTGAATCGTAGGGCAACACAGCTTGAGATGCAAAGCGTTGTAAACAAAGGTGTCTTTGGCAGTGCTGCTATCCAACAAGATCTCCAAGAATACACTAAACAAGTTGACTTTAAAAAGGAAAGTGCACTTGTTGAGAACATGCAAAAACAAGGTAGAGCCGATCTACTACAGGCTGGTGGGTCAATGCGTAAAGCAGGGCAATCTACTATGGCAGAGTTCTACCGTGGGATGTCTGAATTGTCTTCTACTCTTCAGGGTCGTCAGCGTCAAGCAGCTCTTAAAATGGCTGAACTTGGTGTAGAGACTTCATTGCTTGAGAAGAAACTTGGTATTCAAATGGAGAGTATTGATAATGCTGCATTGAGTTCTATTGCTGATGCTCAGTTTAACATGCGTGTTCTTGATGCTGATGTTGCTAGTGCTGTTGCTCAATCAGAACGTAACATGCAAGCTATTAGTCTACAGAAATATGGTGCTGATCTAAATGCAGCCGCTCAAGTAATGATCAAACCACAAAGAT